TAATCTCCAATTTTCATACATCTATTTATTATATCAAAAAAATCTATTTATTATATTAAAAAAAACCCCACCCAGTCCAAGACTGCCCAGCAATTATGCTACTACACCCAAACTTTTTAAATTCTTATTTTTCCTGTCCATCTGCCAGTCTTATCTAATATCATAGGGATAATTTGTGGTATAGAATCAACTACAATTCCACAACCTAATAATGGTCTTTTGACAAATGTTCGCTGATATTTAAAAGCATCAGCTTTTGGGTTTAAAGTTGTTCCAACACACATAGCCCAATATAATTGGGTTGGTGATGAAGCATAACTCAGTTGCATCTGTGTGTGGAAGTGTCCACAGGCAAAGCAACAATTTAATCCCATAGCAGATTGTAAAATATTTGCTTTAAAATTATGTGTAACAAATAAATCTTGTCCACTTGGTAATGGAATTAATAACTTTTGATGCCATTTCCAATCAGCAGTTATATTTAATAATTGGTTAAATCCTTTAATAAAATCAGATGGAATACCCATGTTTTCACTTTTTCTTTGTAATCGCAAATCGTGATTACCATAAGTAATATCTAATTTAGGAAATAATTTTTCAAATTGTTTTATTGCCTCTCTTGTTTTGGTTAATTCTAATACAGGACTATCTATGTTTGGATCTATGTTTCGGCTTACCTGTAAACTACTGAAATCACAGAGATCGCCTACATGACAACAGTATGTTGGTTTAAGTTTACTTATTATAGCAGAATAAAAATCTATTGTATCTGGGTGATGATTTGGTAAATGACTATCACTACAAATCAAAATCCTGCTGTAATTAGCAGATTTTTTAAACATTCAAAAACTCCTATTTAATTTTTATTGAATCTTCAGATTATCTAAACCAAGCCCAAAACGAATTTAGTCCTGACATTGCGATAGACAAGATAATTAATATACCAATAGCAAATCCAGTTCCTTTGTTAAGTCTTGTTTCTAAATGATTGATTTTATAAGACATTTTTTGCATATCTGTCCTTAACTGGTCTACTGATTCCTTTAATCTGCCCTCTTCAAATGAAGAAAGTCCATTTTTTCTTTTCATAGTTATTCCTGTTTATTTGATTGTTTAAATTGTGAAAGTTATATCTCTGTTTTATCTTCAATCTTTTTATAAAAAGACTGACATTGTTTAGTTATTTTATCTTTGTTGGCTTCTGTAAATATTTCAAATTCTTTAATCTCTTTCTTGTGAAATTCCTCAGTTGCAAAATAATTAAAAATATTTTGTTTTCTTCTTTCAATGAGTCTTTTTTTTACTTCTGCTTTAGGTGGTAGTTTAACATCTGGACATTTTCCAGATATAAATGTTTCAGTATCTTTGTTAAGAATAATATTGTCATAGTTAATACAACCTTTATCTATATCTTTAAATGACCACCAACATTCTGGATAAAAACTTCCTAAAACTTCATTCAATCCATCAACACTTATATTATGTTTTGAATCTTCACTTTCCAGTTTTTTCATATCGCAGTCTTTTGTATATACTATATGTACCATATTTTTCTCCTATTCAAATTTAGAAATTATCATATTAGCTCCTGAAGATCTCCCAGTATTCATTGTTCCACTACCTAATTTATATGTTTTCATAGTGTCATCACTTGTATTAGATACTGTATATCCAAAACAAGTACTAATACAACGCTTTCCCCAGGAATATTGAAGATAATGTTCATCTATAAATGTATGTTTATAAGCATTACCATCTTCAAACTCCAACTGTGGTCTTGCACCACTAGACTGTGCAGCATCCCAATATGTAGAACACCATATCTGATAAACTCCAGTTGATGGAAAAGTTATTGTTGAACCCCAAGAAATAGCTTCAGTAGAACCTGCTAAAACTCCACCCCATTCTCCAGTACTTGATGCCATTTGACCTACTCCCATAGCAGCCCAAGTTACATATCCTCCACTACCTGGTGCTGATGAACAATATCCTATATCAACTAATACTGTTCCAGCAGGAGCTGCTGCTCCTTTAATTAATCCAGAACTTCTTCCGACATTATCTGCTATTATTCCACCCATAATTTTTTCCTCCTATAAGGTTTGATCTAAATAACTAACTACAACATGAACTGCTGCACTACTATTTGTTGCTAAACATAAATGGTCAGTACCCTCTATAATAAACTTGTCATTGTACATAAAGGTTTCATTCGCACCAATATCTTGATCTGAAAGAATTTCTCTATCTGTTCCACCACCATCATCATCAATATACATATTTATGATTTCGGCGGCTCCTGCGGTCTCGCACATGGAAATAGATAAAATAGTATAAGTATGTCCACTAACACCATTTATCAAAACATTTTCAGAGTTGGTTACTATTGCGTGTGCTACTTTTAATAATTCACTAGCCATATATTCTCCTTGTTAATAATATTAATACCATAATTAAAATCCAAATACTAATGATTTTCCAGTAGAAGATATTGTGGGATTCATTGAAGTTTGAATATCTACAATTCCTGTTCCATTAGGTGCTAAAGTAATTGCACCATTTGCTGCATCAGTAATTGTTACTGTTCCTGAATTTGAACCTTTATTGGTATCTAAAATTAAATCGTATGCTCCACTTGTTGTAAGTGTAGCTGATGCTCCACTAGTTCCAATAATAGTTTCTCCTGTACCTTTTGGTTTAAGATGAAGATCAACATTAGTTTCTCCACTTGCACCTAATATAGGAGGATTGCCTGTTGCTGCATTTGTTACTTCTAATTCATTAACTGCTGATCCTGTTGTTTGAAATATTATTTGTTCAAGACCATTTTCATCTCCTATAAAATGTGCATCATCAATTAAAATATTATGTGAATTAGTATCTAAATTTCCACCTAGTTGTGGTGTTGAATCTCCACTTAAATCAGCAGAAACAGTTGAATCTAACCAATTAACTGTGTTCGCTGAGTAGTTAAAAGTGCAAAGTGAAATTTGATCTGAACCATCATAGAATTTTAGTGTAGGTGTGGTAGAATTTGTCGTATCTAACCATAAACTACCAGCCGCAATACTTCCAGGTGCAGAACTTCCAGCATTTAATGTATTTATTGCTCCAAGAATATTGTTCAGCTCAGTTCGTGTCGCTGGGAAACCTTGGTTGGCGAGAGCGTAGTCAGTTACTTGACTCATATTTTTTTACCTCCTAAAGGGTATTTGTTTATTAATAATAATTTTTCAATTTCTTTAATCTTTTTTTTCATTTCTTTATTTTCTCGTTTTAATTTTGGTAGCTTATAACAATCTTCACATGGCATTTAATTTATGCTAAAATTAAGATTTTTATCACATTTGAATAATACCTTATCATTATAATTCTTGTCAATAGTTATTGGTAATATTTCTGGTTTATAATCCTTGGATATTTTCGCTTTTACTATCCATATTCTTGCATCTTCTTCACAAGAAAAGTTACCCCTGAATCCATAACTTTCTTTTCCACAACATTCACAAGGTGCGGTCATTTTTACTAGATATTTAACTTTGTCATTTGTCATTAATATTTCCTCGCCATATAATCTATTGTTCCTGTTTTACCAGCAGCAGATGAGTTATAAATATTTATTGTAAAAGCTGATACTGTAATACTTGAAAGAACAAAATAGTCTCCTGTCGCTGATGAATGAATAGTAACTCCAATATCTGGAATGGCATAAAACGCATTCGGGAAAGTGATCGTTGTTCCACTTGAACCAATACTTTTATTTCTTTCACTCTGTATTATATCTGGCATATCAATAGAAACAGATAAAGCAGTTATTACTGGAGATACATCTCCATCTGATGTCATATCTAATTTAAACTTAATATACCTTGCCGATACATCTGTTCCTGCCAAAAGAGATTGAAAATCTGTATATGTTACATTGTCATCACTATAAGCAAAACTCAAAATACTTGAAGCTCCACTAGCTGCATTTCCATCAAAGTTTCCAGCTTTATCATCCCAATTTCCAGTAGCACTATCAAAAAGATTAACTCTATCATCAACAGTTTGTGTCATTGAAGGAGTTACTCTGCTTGTAAATTTTGAACCCAAGTCAGCAACAGTTGCAAAAGCATAATTTGCTGTTGCTACAACAGTCCCTGAAGTCCCTCCACTATCAAACAATAGCTCGGCATCATCAAAGAATCCTATTACTGCAAGATCATCGGCATGTGTAGCTGCAGTTGTGCTATTTGCTCCTCTTGTGCAACCTGTTAAAGTGTTGGTAGATTTTCCTGTATAAGTTATTTGTTCAGATTGAATTAATATTGTTCCTGCTCCATCTGGAAAATTACCAGCATCAGTTAAGGTTACAGAAGTTACACTAGCATTAATTGCTCCATCTAAAGTTGTTACTAATAAATCATCAAAATCTGTTGTTGAATCCATTATTAAAGCATCTGGATCATAAGCTGTATCTACAACACAGTTTGTTTTTGTTCCACTAAATGCCATATTAAGGTGCCTCTGTAATTGTTATAACTGAATTTAATCCAGCTATTGCTGTAACTGTTGAAACTGCTAATATTGCATTAGGACTTTGGTTTCCCATTTTGTCCTCGGCTTTTATTAAATAGGTCCCCACCCTCGCTGGAACAGTAATCGAAGTTCCAGGTCTTGCAACTTTATCAACTAAAAGAACACTATCAATCCAACTAGCATTACTTGTTAATGTTGAATAACGAATCTCATAGTATGCCAAATCCAAATCTGCAACTTTTGTCCAACTTAAATGTGCTTCAGTTCCTATTATATTACAAGAAAAATTTGTTACATCTGCTGGTGGATCAATTTCGCCAACAACAGAATATGTTGTTGATGTAAAATCGCTGTAAACTCCCACATAATTTCTAGCTCTCGCCCTTATAGAATACTCATTACCTTGTTTTAATTGTTGGGTTTTAAAAATTAATTGTCTACCCTCTCCTAATAATGTGTAATCACTATCAGAAGATAGCTTATAAGTTATCTCAAAGAATTGTGAATAAGGATCAGTTGAAACTAATGTTATGGTAGTTTCTGGCACAATCTGTCCATCATAATGCTCCACGATTTCATCACTAACACTTACACTATCTGGAGCTGTAACACTAAAGCTACTTGGTAATGTAGTATTAGGTGCTGCATCTGTTGTCGTTTCATCATCAGCAGAAGTCCAAGAATAAACTGAACTTGCTTCTTCCTGTAATCTTAGATCAATTCCTCCATCATTTGATAAATTCCATTCTAATACTTTAAATTCTTTTACAGA